GCAGGTAAGGTTCAACCTTGCGAGGCAGGCGATACTACTTTTTACCCTATTGCCCGTTTACTGCCTAACATTAATCAAATTGATGTATCAGCTAATGAGCAATGCTTTGTTTATTTCTTTGGCCCATCTAGCCTAAACGCATAAGGGAGTTTTTAAATGGCTTCATCATATTCTAATTTACATCCTGTAGACCAAATCCTTACAGGCCTTGTAGCTGAGGCTATCCCTAGTGATGCTCAGCTTATTGCAGACAAAGCTCTAGAGGCTATCAAAATCCCTGAGCGCAGTGGTACTCTATTAGTAGAGGAAACACGAAATTTTATGGGTGCAGGTACAGGCCTTGATCTAGAGCGTGCCCCTGGGGCCTCTCGTGCTATGATTGGTGGCTTTGACCGTTCTAGCCAAACCTTTAAGGCTAAGATCTACTCAGCATCTGATAGCATTGCCATGGAGGATATCTTTGACTCTCAATATGCAGGCTCTGAAGAAGCACGCATTGCACGCAAGGTAAGCCGAGTGCTTAAGCTTGATCGTGAGAAGCGTCTAGCAGATGTATTGTTTAACACCTCTACATTTAATAACTCAGCAGCATCATCTGCATTTAACGCAGCAGGTGTAGAGCCTTTAAGTGAGCTATTTGATCTTAAAGACACTGTATTTGAGGCATCACATGGCATTAACCCAGATACTCTTATTCTAGGTCGTCAATGCTTTAGAGCACTTGCTAAAAACCCTGAGGTGCGTGGTTATGTAGGTGATAGCACTCTAGGTGTAGCAAGTGGTAATAACCTCCTCAATGATGAGGCTGTACTTGCTGTGCTTCGTGATGTTTTAGGCATCCCTAATATCTATGTAGGCCAAGCTCGTAGAGATACTGCTATTGCAGGTGCTACAAGCTCTGAGTCTTATATTTGGAGTGGCTCTAAATTGTTTATGGGTATCTTGCGTGGCTCTGATGCAGTAGTGCAAAAGAGTGGTAACGTTAAGGGCATGCCTGTTGCTGCGCTTAACCTCCAATACTCTGATATGGTCGCCGGTCAATATGACAGCTTAGACAAGACTCGCCGCTATGTATGGGGTGAGGAAGTTAACACTTTCCATGCTGTAGATGGTACTCTAGGCCACGTGCTTACAGGCTGTTTTGCTTAAGGTTTTGATCTGTGCTTTATTGCTCATGTGGATTGCAACAAACTACCCTTTTGAGTGAGGATGCTGATAAGCGTGCAGTAGATGATTTATCTAAGCAGGCTAAAGAGGCATCATCTGCCACTATGGCTACTCTCATTAGAGCTAGGCGTGATCAGATCAGAGCAGAGATAACAGCAGAGAGAGAGATAGAGAAAGCTTTAAATAAATCTTTAGCTTCTCTACTCGACACTATAGAGCAGGCTGTGCAGGCCACAGGCCCTGCCTCTATTATTAATGCCTCAGATGATGACCTTTTAAATCTGCTAATAGCAGGTGGCTTAGGTGAGGCAGTTTTAGATTTATCTACCCAGCAGAGTAAGATAAATAAAACAGTAGATAAGGTGCTAACAGCTATTGAGCCTAGCTTGAGCTTAGATAGCCTAGCACCACAGGTGGATGCATTAAGCTCTCAGAATATATCTGATATAGTCGAGGGTGTTATACTGCCATCCATTAAACAAAACATAAGAGACAGCTTGAGAGACTTAGAGGTTAATGTGCCTCTTAATACTGTGATGAGTAATCTACAAGTTAAGATGGCTCGAGCGCAGGGCAGGCAGTTAACAGAGATTAAAACTAAGATTAGTCAATATGGCAGAGGACTCACTGCCATGGCATCTGCTGTGGCTGAGCTTGATCACTATTTATACACTGGGCCACGTGATGGGATTACAAGAGACTTTTGCAGGGCTTTAGTAAATAAGGTGGTAGATGAAAAGCAAATGAGTAAGCTTAATAATGGGCAGGGCTTGGCTGTTAAAACCTCGGGCGGTGGGTATAATTGCAGACACTCATGGAGTCCTGTGACAGAATCATTTATAGAGGCAGCTAAACTAACTAGAGCCACAGCCTCAGATATATCAGATGCTAATAAAGGTGGTAAGAAATGATTAAAGTAGCTCGTAACTCTGACTACATGTTTAAATGGACTGCCCCACATCCTGTAACAGGCACAGTTACATTTAACTTATTCAATGGCCCATCAGGTAATTTATCTGAGGATATGGCCCAAGGTCGCACAGATGTAACTATTACAGCTATTGCTAGTGATAGGCGCACACTTACACTAAGTGAGTCTGCATCCTCCTTGGTAGCTGATCAGCAGAGAGCTTTTATACTCACAGCAGGAGATACTTACTTTTCTGTAACTCTCTCACGTATCGTAGGCACCACAGCTATCTTAGCTGAGCCCTTACCTCGAGAGATTGATCTAAGCACCTCAGCTACTCTGCATGTGCCCATGTATTACTATAATGTCACCTCTGCTAACCTTAGCAGTGCAGATGGCTATTATAGTTACTCAGTAGTTTACACAGCAGACTTAGGCTCTCAGAATCAAGAGCTAACAGAAAAGGGCACAATCAAAGTAACCCTAAGGCCCTTTGATACTGGGCTTGATCATGCTTCATTATTGCGCATCTTTGCACAGCTTGCAGGCATGGTGCCAAGACGACAGGCAGACTTTACACCTCAGATTACCTCTGCATTAGATGAGCTATCTATGCATATTAGATCACATCTATTAGCAGATAATCTAACTGAGGATGAGGTATTTAATGCTGAGAGTTTTAAACTTGCTCATGCTTACTGCACAGGTGCCTTGATTTATGAGCAATCTGCTCAGCTTGATATGGCTGATGCATTTAGAGCAAGATGTACCGAGCTACTAAATAAAGCTCTTGAGAGTGTGGCTTTAGATGTAGATGGTGATGGCATTATAGATGATGGTGAGGAAAGCTTAAGCAAATCAGGTGGCTCACCTACTGACTTTAGAGCCTCATGGCGTGGCTATAATAAACAAGATAATGATCTGACATTTACACCTGCTCGAGGCATGAGGCACTAGTTATGCCAGCTAAGATTAATATAAAGGTGCCTCGCACACTGTGGACTGCACAGGACAGCATGAGACTTGCACAAAACGTTTTAGCATCTATCAAGCTTAGAACATCAGAGGGAATAGATGCCAATGGGCAGCCCTTTGATGATTACTCGCAAAAGCCTATCTATGTGGCTAAGCAAGGTGCAAGACTTGCGCCCAAGGGTGGCAGGCCATCACGCACAGGCCAGAGTGTTTATTATGCAGGTGGCTATGAGCAATACAAAGAAGACAGCAGGCGCAGAGGGCGCAAGGGTAATAATGACTCTGCCCAAGTAGATCTAGTACTAAGTGGTCAGTTGATGAATAACTTGATAGTTAAAGAAGCTACTGCCACAGGCTTTACCATTGGCTTAACTAAACATGTGCAGAGCTATGGCTATCATGTTAATAGTAAGAGAGAGTTTTTAGGCCTTACTGATGATGAGATAGATATACTTAGTGAGGCTGTGGGTATCGAGGTTAGGAAAAAATTAGGAGTAGCTAAATGAGTAAAGGCATCTTTTCTGCTCTTGAATATATAGAGAATCAAATTGAGCTCACTACACCTAAATCAGATGTGCATCATGGTTTTGTTGCTGTTAACAGAGGTGATGGGCTTACTGCATCTTTAGAGAATAGACCACACTCTAACAGATACTTTGAGCTTGAGCTTGAGGGCCTGGCTCAAGATGATGGGCAGGCAGGCATCAGTGGGCGCAAGCGCTCAAGAGTAAATCTTAGAGTGCGTTATGATATACCTGCAGATCAAGGCTATCTGATGAGGCTGATAAATGAAGATGTATCTTATTTAATTGATACACTCAAGGGCCCAAATTATGACACTATTAATACAGGTATTGTTTCAATAATACCATTAACCCCTTTGCTAGAGCCTGTGCTAGATGCGCAGGGTGATGCATTAGCATTTATGCTATCTCTAGCTTTTGATCTTTTATACTTGGAGGCATAAGCATGGCATCTACAGTGCGTAGTTTAAGCGTGGCCCTTGAGGGCTCTGGTGACTTTGGCTCATTAGGTAGTGATGGCATCCCATCAGCTACAGGCCTAAGTTTTGTTTCAATCCCTTGCGAGCGTGACCCTATTATTATTAGTGGTGAGCCTGTTATCAGTGAGCGCAATGATGCTAAAGATGGCCCATACTTTGTGCCTCCTGAAATTGATACTGTGTTTAATAATTCAGGTAACAAGGTGCATAGGCGTACTGGTCAAGTAGTAGTCAGAGTGGATTTAACTACTATTGGTAGTACACCTGATGATTACACCTCTAATTACCTTGGTTATCTATTGGGTGCAGGTTTTCTTACCCAAGTGCCATCTGATGAAGCCACTGCAGATACAGTTACATCTGTTACTGATGTAAATACATTTACACCATCAGCAGCCTTTTCTGAAACTGATATAGGCACCCTGCTTAGTACCACCATTGGGGGGCGTGCAGAATACAGTGCTATTACAGACCATGATGTAGGTGGTGCAAGTGGTATTGTAAAAGTGAGCCCAGCATTAAGCTCTACATCATTTACTGCTGTGCGTGGCCTGCAGACTTGGTATGTGCCAAGTAGAACAGCCACAGGCACTTATACAAGATCAGTAGCTTTTAGAGTGGATGGCAATAACTTTAGAATGTTTGCCTTTGGCTGTGTACTCGAGAGCCTATCAATCACTCTTGATAATGGGCGCTTAATGGGTGAGTTTACCTATCAATCTGCGTATATTACAGATGATCATGATAATGCAGTAGGGCCTATTGAGCCTGCTTATAATGGTGGCCAAGCACCTTTCTTTAGAGGTGCCTATGCTGTTATTAGCTCGGGCTCACCTGCCAGCTTAACCAATGGCACAGCACCCGAGGCTCAAGGGCGTATTGCTCTAGATGCAGAGGACTTTAGCCTAACAGTAACTAATACTCTCACACCATTGGGCCACAGTAACAGCATACTTGCTATGAGTGGCATGGAGATTAGTGATGTAACAGTAGAGCTTAGCTTAACTCTAAGTAGTGTTAATACTACTGTTGCTAATGATCACCTTAACCGAGTAGTAAGACAGGTGCTTATTGGCACAGGCCCTGTAGGTGATGGCCTAGGCTGTGCAATCATGTTACCTGCTGGCATGCTCACTGTAGACCCTAATGTTTATGATGTTAGTGGTAATGATATTGTTAGACAGACTCTCACTTATCAGCAGTCACGCTATGCAGGTGACTACTCAGGAGAGAGCACTGCTATTTATGAGAGCAATGCAGGATGCTCACCATTTAGACTAGGCTTAGGAGTATAAGACCATGGCTTTACGTTTTCTTACTAATGCTCACCATACTATAGATGTAGTAGTTACATGTGATGATGCTGTGCAGTGCACTGATGAGCAGAGAGCTCTATACCTATCTGATGCTAACAGAGAGCATTTAACAGTAGGAAACGAGGCCACAGTTTTTACACTCAAAGCTTTAAGCCCATCAGACAGAGAAGATGCAGAGCAGAGAGCAGGGGCTTTCTCTCGATCTGAGTTAGGGCGCTTGCTATGGGTAGAGGCACCATCTGAAAAGGTCGAGCGTGCCAAATGGCATCATGCTCTCAGTGTAGATGAGCGTGAGGCTATGGCAGATTATCAATCTTATATTAGTAGAGTCTATATTGAGATGGTTAGAGCCTCGCTTACTCACATAGATGGAGAGCCTGCCTCTATTGATCAGGTGCAATTAATTAGGCCTGATGATGTAAGATCATCTACTATCAGTGAGCTTGTTATCCATATACAGAGGATAAGTCTGTTAGGTGATGAGGGAAAATAGCACTTGCCTCTGCTATCTGGCTAAACCACAGCAGGGGCAGGGCTTGGGATTGCTCGCAATGTAAAGCAAGTGCAGGCCTGCGCTCTAAGCGTGGTAACTGTGGAGGCCCATTTAAACAGGGATTACCTCAAGCTCAATCTGATGATGATGGGCTTTACATCATGGGCTATCGAGTAGCCCCAGATTGTGGTGAGGATTATGCAGATCTAAAAATAAGATCATGCCCTGTAGCCTCAGCTAATCAGCTTGCCTCTGTTATCCAAGCCTACCAACGCCATAAGACAGGCTTATTACCTCTTAATCAGAGTTATCCTCATCCTACCTGCGCAGTTATTGAGGCTGTGGAGGTTTTACACTATAATGCAAATGATGCAGAGCACAGAGCCCATGAGAGGGCTATGAGAGAGGCTAAACAAAATGGCTAATCAAGTTGAGATAGATGTAGTTTTAACAGGTGCAGAGGAAGCAAGTAGAGGCTTAAAGGGCATTGGTGAAACTGCAGGCAATATGGCTGATAGGTTTAGTGATGAGAATAGCAAATTAGGCGAGGGCCTAAGCTCACTCACTGGCAATGTGGAGGAGTTAGTAGGCTCTGTTAAAGAGTTTGGCTCTGTAGCTACTACAGTGAGTAAGTCTAATAAGATGAGCTTTCTTGCATTAGTGCCTGCTGTGGGTGCTGTGGCAGGTGCCCTTTATGGACTCTATGAGGCTTACTTAAATATAAGTGGTGCTGCAGAGGAAGCTGAGAAGAAAACTGAGCCCATGGCTGCAGCTGCCTCTGACTTAGAGAGTAAGCTTG